AACTCCAATTGAGCAAGGCTGCCGCCGAAGTCGATGTTAATACCATTCGAATCGAAGTTTTGGGAACCGAAGTTGAAAAACTTACCAACCGTTTCTCGCTGGCTGCCAAGGAAGTCGATAAGCTGAGTACGGAAATTCTTAATTCATCGGAAATCAATGCCGATGCTCTCAAGAACTACCAGACAGCCCTTGAGGAACAAACCCAGGCAGCAGCCCAGTTGGATAAGCTAAGAATCGACAGCCTAAAGGGCATTGCTGATATTACCAAGGACGTTCAAAAGCAAACTCTCCAGCTTACAGCTGATGAGACGGCGCAGATAAACAGCGAATTCGGTGAACGCAAAGCCGCCGTCATGGAGTTTGAAAAGCAGCTGGCCCGGCTTGGCCCCGTGGCTGGTGATTCAGCCAAACAGATCCTGGAAGCCTATGCAAGCATCGAGACAGGCAGAAAAGAGGCCCTAAAGGCTTTGCAAGATAAGCAGGACCAGGAAGCGAACGAAAATTATTTGAAGTTTCTGAAAGAGCAAAACGAACTTCTTGACGACATCGCAAAGAAAAACCGTGAGCTGCAAATGCAGGCTCTAGGCGACTCTTTAACAGAGCGGCAGAAGATAAACGAGATGCTGCGCTTTGATACTGAGGAACTGGAAAAGCAGATAGAGCATTACAAGGTGCAGTGGGGTGCCCAAAGCGCCGTTGTCCAGGGCCTCATGCAGCAAAAGCAGCTGCTGAAGGAAGCGGCAGCGGCCCAGCGTGATTTGGCCGACATGCAGCTACCAGACTGGATGGAGGACTTGGGAAAGTCCATCAACAAGCTATTTGGCAAGGAAAACATTGACGCGTTCTTCGGATACATTCGCGAGCAGGTCAACACGCTGGCAGCGACTCCAATAGCGATGCAGATTCAGCAAACTGGCGGTGAAGTTGGAGCAAGTCCAGTAGGTCAGGGAATGAACAAGGTTGGAGAGGCCATCGCGGACGGGGCCAGCGCCCTTTTCAATGCCGGGGGCGCCATCTCCAATGTCCTTCAGACTGCCGGGGGATGGGTTGGGGCAATCATCGACGTATTTATGAACGCTGATAAGTATCTCAACATCCTGATTGAGTTTCCCAAGCAGTTCCTGAAAGTCATTCAAAACCTTCCGGCTCTCGTCCAAAAGTTTGTTGATGCCTTTCCCGGCATGATCAGAGCCATAGCAGAGGCCCTGCCTGGAATCATTCTTAAGCTTGTTGATATGATTCCGGACTTCATAGCGGCAATGCTTGAATCAATTCCCCTGCTCATCGAGCGGCTTTCGGAAGCCCTGCCCGAAATCCTGGTGAAGCTGATAGGCATGCTTCCAAAGCTTATCGCGATGGTAGGGCGGGCCATGTTTCTCGCGATTCAGAGCTTTGTCAAAGGGCTCATTCGGGGACTTGGGCGCCTCTTATCCGGCGTGAAAATGCCAAGGGCTGAGATATCGACCAAAGGGATAGAGAACACCGTTAAAAAGCTCCAGGGCTCATCGTCACGACTCTTTCAAGTCAAGGACCTTATGGAAGCCGCAAAAGACCCCATGCTCAAGCTCACTGAGGGTGTTACGGCAGCATTCAAAAAGGGATCCAACTTCATTAAAGACGCCTGGATGTGGGTATATGACAAGATCATCAAGCCTATCTTCGATGCTCTGAAAGACGCATGGATGTGGGTATACGACAACATCATAGTACCCATTGGCCGCATCATCACAGAAGCCTGGTTCTGGATAAACGAAAAGATTTTGCAGCCGATTATCGAGGCATTTGAGGCGGTGTTTAACTTCCTCAATGACAACGTGTTCAAGCCAATCATCAAGGCATTTTCTTACCTTTTCAACTGGATCAACCAGAACATTTTCCAGCCGTTCACCAAAGCTCTTGATATGGTATTTTCCTGGGTACAGGAAAAAGTCATAGAGCCGCTGGCTTCTGCTGGTGAGGTAATTGCAAAACCAATCGTTGAAGCATTCCAAGGCATCATGGGCCTCTTCAATGGTCTTGGCGATGCCCTGAAAAGTCTTTTCAAGCTTGACTTCTCAGGCGTGAAGGAAGCGTTCCAGGGGATTTTTGATAAAGGCGGGGAAATCCTGAAAGACGCCTTCAAGGGGGTTGTGAACCCTATCATCCGGCTTTTCAACGGCGTCATTGACGTACTAAACGGAATGGTAATTCCAGGCGTCCGGTGGAGTGTCAGCGCCGGCAAGCTCGGTTCGTGGTCTGGTCAGCTCTGGGACGACATCGACCTGATACCGGGGGATCTTTCGAAGCTTCAGACCCTGGCCATGGGTGGCCTGGTCCTTCCATCATCCGGGGTCACACTCCAGGGCCTGGGATCGGACACCGTTCCGATTGCGGCTACACCGGGGGAATTCATCGTCAACCGTCGCGGGGTGGAAACGGGGGGGCTCGACATGCTCTCCATGCTCAATCGGGGCGTGGCGCCGCAGGGCGGGAGCGGTACCTATAACATAAGCTTCGAAATCAACATCGATGCCAAGACGCCAATGGACGAGGGCTTTATACGGGGCAAGCTGGTCCCGGCAATGCGCGATGAACTCAAGCGGGCCAGCCTCGATGGTCAATTTGTGCTTAGTGCGAAGGGGATCAGATGATAACGACGTTCTTCGGATACCTTGAAGCAGCTTACCTCATGGGCCCATACCTCACGGGGCTTGCGGACGCTGCGACCCATAGCCAGTTCAATCGGATCATTGACGAAGAGACTCCGGTACTCGTGCAGCACGAGCAGAGAATCGAGACGGATGAACCGATCAAATCCCAGATCGCCCGACTCATCACTGAGTTTGAGCAGCCTGTGCTCAGTCAGTTTGATCGGCAGTCAGACGCCGGCACTCCGATACGCACCCAGCACGAGCAGGCGATAGCTGATTACCCGGTAGCAATCCGGAGTGAGTTTGATCGGGCGATTGATGCCACAGGAGTTGTCCGTTCGCAGTTTGAGCGGATAAACGAAAAAACCCTGGCAGTCTTCACCCAGCACGGGCGGGAGATAACCGGGACCATCCAGCGGACCCGATCGGAGTTTGGCCGCGGTCCCGTGAGCCACGCATACTGTGATGGCTACCTCGTCGATCCTTACCTCAGCGGCCCATATCTTGCGCCTAAAATTTGTGCACATCTACGGATGCAGCATAACCTGGTCAGCGGATTCCGCCTTAATACGCAGATTTTGCATGCTATCTATAACACGACCAATCTTCGGATCCTTTGCGACTTCCCATCGCGCGGCAACACCGGAACAAACTGGTCAGTGATCGCTGGCGGCACGGCGGCAGGGGACTTTGGAGTCAATAACGTCAATTCCGACATTGTCGAGCAGGTATACAGATCCACGGCAAAAGTGGTCACGATCCAATGCGATACCCAGGTGAGCCAGGGAATCTTCAACGATACGCTGGCGATACTTGGCCACAACCTGACAACCTCTGCCATCGTCACGATGCAGGGCAGCAACGATCCAACTTTCAGCACCGTGGGTATCTCCGAAACGCTCGACGTGGAACTTGAAAACCTCTATTGGATTTCTGAATTCCTGCCCCAGAACAGTTACCGCTACTGGCGCTTTATCTTCAATGATACGACCAACGCGGCCAATCTTCAGATGGGAACAATCGTCTTTGGTTCGTCGATCATCTTTAACGGGGAATGTTTCACCGATGATGTTGTGAGGCGCAAAACCCACTTTGCCGATCGGGTAAGGACGGAAGGCTATAGCGCCGTGAGTAACGACCGGGCACTTAAGCGGGCTGTAAGCCTTTCATTCCGTCGCCTCGACTTCAACCGGGACAACTATGAAAACCTTGTCGGGGTCATCGACTACGCGCGGACATCACTGAAATGTCTTTGGATACCAACGCCACGCTTTGCAAGCCGCTTTGCAGTCTTCGGTAAGCTCTCGGAAATCCCAGTGGAGAATCACAGGGCTCTTGGAAGCGATGCCGATTACATCGACATGGACGTTAACGTGGATGAGGCCCTATGAGTAGTTCAGACAGAAGGCCATATTTAACCTCTTCAACGCTTGATCAGGCATTGCTTGACGATTGCGCTGACAACTTCTCGACTCGAATTGAAATGGTTTTGGAAATCGAAAAGCCCGGAGGCGGCTTTATCTACGCGAGTGATCGCAACAAGTACGTGGGCGGGGTCTTTTATGAGGCCCTGCTCGTTTTCCCCGTGATCAGCCGGACCGTAGGCGAATGGCTAAGCCCAAGCCTTCAGTTTTCCACCGTGACCGTGGAGCTTTCAAACGCCGATGGCCGCTTTAATGAGTTTCTGCCCGGTGGCGGAAATTACAATAGCTTCATCGGTCGGACGCTCGATGTGAAAATAGGACTGGCGGAAGCTTCCAGCACGTACATGACCGTTTTCAGTGGCCGCATTACGGAAGTAGGCGGCTTTAGTCGCGGCACATTCTCAGTCAGCTTCATTGCTCGCGATGAAAAGGAAGCCCTTAACGCAGCCTTTCCCAAGACGGCACTTTCGAGAAACGTCTATCCTGACCTCGATGACGCAACGGTCGGGCAGATCCTTCCCGTCATCTATGGGGATTGGACCACGGCGCTGGATCCTGACCCGGCTGTTATCCCCGTCTATGTCCTGAACGGCAATAACGTCAACGTCACGGGTGGAAGCCGGATCAATGTCGAGTTTAGGATTGCAGAGCATGACCTGACATTCTTCGATAGTGCAAATGTCTACCTTTTCAAGGGGGATATTTATTATCAGGTCACGCCTGCCGACGTTCAGAACGTGGACCCATCGAACAACTATTTCGAGATAGCGCAGAATACGGGAAACCTTTGGGCCCCTGACGGGACTGCCTACCTCTACGAGCCGGGGGACAGCTTTTTCGTTCGCGTGAAAGGAAAGGATCTTGGAGCCTACGACGACAACCCCGTGGAGCAGGCTCGGGACATCCTCATAAGCCAGGGCGGAGCTCTATCGGGTGACTTTGATACCAACTGGAATACCTTCCGCGATAAGTCAACCCCGGCTCAGTCTGCGATCTCGACCATCAAGTCGAGAATCTGGGAGAATGAACCAAAGCCAGCGATGGAATACGCTCTTTCAATTCTTGAGCAAATTAGGCTTGAGGCGTACATAGATGCCAATCTAAAAATAAAGATTAACAGCCTTCATTTTGAAGATTGGAACCCCTCGCCTTCGTTCACAGTAAAAAACTGGGATGTTGTCGAGCGCACCTTAAGACCAAAAACAGATGAACGAAACAACTTCAACCGAGCACAAGGAACCTTCGATTTTCACCCGAACAGGAATCAGCAGGTTCGATCCACTTCTGTTTTCAATAATCCTGATTCTTTCACCCAAATCGGTCGCTTTATCTCCAAGCGAATCGAGTTTCCCAATCTTTATGTTTCTTCTGATGTTTCTCTTCAGGTCATTGAGATACTAAGACTCTCATCATCACTTTTCGAAACGGTCGAGTGCTCGCTTACGTGGCGGGCGCTGCTTTTGGATGTTGGCGATTTTGTGTTTCTGAATGTCCAGATCGGCTCTATAGTTTACGACAACGTTCCCGCAATGATTCGAAGCAAAGGTTATGATCCAAATGGAATCCAGATACCTGTCCAGCTATGGAGTACCCAGCTACTGCCGTTCCCAGGCTATTCGGGAGCCGGTAGCGGTATTGTAGGCGGGGCGGGTCAAACAATAACAGAGGAGTGAGTCACTATGGCCGTTACATTGACCGTGAGCGAAACCATTACCGGCGCAAACGTATCTGACAGCCTTGCCGGTGGATCCACCGGCCTGGATCTTGGCCAGGTTACGAATGGGCAATATGCGCCACTCATCAACCAGACCGCAAACACAGGCCACCAGGACCTTTTTATCAGACATGACGCCGTGGTTGACCCGATCACAGACGTGAGTTTCTACCTTGCGACGTTCACCGGGACATACGGCGGCGCGAACAGTGCAGCCGCGGACTTTACGACTATGGGCAACTACGGGGCGGCTGACACTGGAGCCACTGCAAACAACTCTGATGGGCTCTCGCGCGGGCTTCATATGGATATGAGCTGGGATGTTGCCACTGCCTCTCAATTCTCCTACACCCGCGAGGCGACGGGCCAGAAACGGATCTTTGGGAAGACGTACACCGGAGACGACGGGCTCAGTCTTGCCGGTTCCTTCCTCATGCACCCGGACGCCGCAAGCTACTGGAACGGATCCAGTGAAGTTGATGCGACGACACCAGTCGCAGGTCAGATCGGAAAGAGCACCGATACTGTACTTGGGAACCGGGGTCATATTCGCCTGCGTGCATACCTCCATTCGGCGAGTACAGATGGCGGCATTATCCAATATGACACGGTTATCAGCTACTCGTTCACAAGTTAGCGTTTTAATTATATAAAAGCCCTAGAATAGCGACAGAAGTCATGGTAGAAAAATTGCCTACACCGCAATAGGGAGACTTTCT